TGGAGGCCAGCCTGGCCCGCATTGCTTCCACATCCGACCCGGCGCGGGCCTATATGGCCGATGTCAACGACACCCAGCGCGTCATGCACCGTGGCACCGTAGCGCCGCCTGCGCTGCCGCAGGGCACCAGCCAGCACGGCACCACAGCCGACAGCAAAAACGCCACCTACATGCAGGCCAAGACCGCCGACATGGTGTACACCGCCAAGACGGCCCAGCTGGAGTACGAGGAACGCATTGGCAAACTCATGCGCGCCGACGAGGTCAAAAGCTACCAGGCGGGCAAGATCGCCAGCCTGCGCGAGGCCTTCCTGCAGATCCCATCGCGCCTGGTGCCGGTGCTCGCCGCTGAGACCGACCCCGCCAAAATCCACGTGCTGCTGGAAGACGAAATCGTGCGGGCCATGGCGCTCGTGTCAGGGGAGATGACCAATGGCCGTGCGTGACCAGGCAACGATGGACGTGGCCGCTGCGCTCAATGCGCTGTGGCTGGAGTACTTCAAAGCCCCGCCGCGCATCACCGTCACCGAATGGGCCGAGCAATACCGCAGCCTCTCCAGCAAAGACAGCAGCGAGCCTGGCCCCTACCGCTGCGCCCGCACACCCTACGCCCGCGAGCCACAAGACTGCCTGTCGGCCCACAGCCTGGTGGAAGAGGTCATCCTTATGTGGGGCGCGCAGACCAGCAAAACCACCATCGGCAGCAACTGGATGGGCTACATAGCCGACGTCAACCCCGGCCCGGCCATGATTGTGCAGCCCACCATCGACATGGCCAAGCGCTACAGCCGCCAGCGGCTCACCCCCATGATCGAAGAGTCGCCCACCCTCAAGCGCAAGGTGCGCGAAAACCGCAGCCGCGACGACGCCAACACCACCCTGCTCAAAGAATACCCAGGCGGCCAATGGGCGCTGGCCGGTGCCAACAGCGCAGCGGGCCTGCGCTCCATGCCCGTGCGCGACCTCTTCATGGACGAGATCGACGCCTGGCCGCACGACGTGGACGGCGAGGGCGACCCCAGCGCCCTGGCCGAAGCCCGCCAGTCCACCTTCGCCCGGCGCAAGCGGCTCAAGACCAGCACCCCCACCACCCGAGACTTCAGCCGCGTCGAGGCCGAATACTTGGCCAGCGACCGTTGCCAGTTCTGGGTGCCATGCCCCCACTGCGACGAGTTTCAGGTGCTGGAGTGGGGCGCATCCACCAACCACGGCATCAAGTGGGTCAAAGACGAAGCAGGCCGCGCTATACCGTCATCCGCCCACTACGTTTGCCGCCACTGCGGCGCACACATCCAGGAGCACAACAAGCCCACCATGCTGGCGCGTGGCGAATGGCGGGCCACAGCGCCCGGTGCCAAGGCAGGCAAAGTGCGCGGCTTTCAACTCAGCAGCCTCTACAGCCCGCTGGGTTGGCTGGCATGGGCAGAGCTGGTGCAAGAGTGGGCCACCGCACAAGATGCATCCCGCCAGGGCGACCGCAGCAAACTGCGCGCCTTCATCAACACCCGCCTGGCCGAAACCTATGAGGAAGACGGCGACCGCGCCAGCGAGCACGAGCTGCGAAAACGTGCACCCGACATCCCCCTGCGCCAAGTCCACTGGGGCCTGTTCGTCTGCACCATGGGCGTTGACACCCAGGGCGACCGGCTGGAGGCCTACGTGTGGGCCTGGGGCCGTGGCATGGAGCGCCAAATGGTCGACCGCCAAATCATCTATGGCGACCCCGGCCTACCCGAAGGCGAGAGCGGCAGCCCGTGGACGAGCCTCAGCGAATACCGCCGCACCCCGCTACAGCACGCATCGGGTCGCACCATCAGCATCGTAGCCACCATGATCGACTCCGGTGGCCACCACACCCAGGCCGTGTACGACTACGCCCGCCGCCACGGCCACGCCCATGTCTATGCCGTCAAAGGCCAAAGCGTGCACGGCAAGGCCATCCTGGGCAAGCCCACCGAGCAAGACGTCAACTGGCGCGGCCAAAAGGTCAAGCGTGGCGTCAAACTCTGGCCCATTGGTACTGACACCGCCAAGGCCGAGATATATGGCCGCCTGCGCAACACCGAGCCTGGCCCTGGCTACGTGCACATCAGCCGCCACCACATGCCCGAGGTGTTCGAGCAAATCACCAGCGAGCGCATGGTCACCCGCTACGTCAAAGGCCACCCCAAGCTCGAATGGGTCAAACCCGCGGGCAAGCGCAACGAGGCCCTCGACTGCGCCGTGTATGCCCTGGCTGCCGCCCACTTTGTTGGCCTGGACCGCTACCGCGAGAGCGACTGGGCCAAGCTGGAGCTCCAAGCCCAGGGCCGCGACCTGTTTGACACCCCCGCCATCCAGGCCGTGCAACCCATAGCAGACACACCCGACTCAGTGCACACGTCTGCACCCCAGCCCACTACCCCGACAACCAAACCCAAGCCCATCAACCTACGGCCCAGCCGCCACAACCACGCCAACCACGCCTCATGGTAAAACCAGCCACTAAACCGACCCCACAGATTCCAATCGATCTGCAAGAGGAGCAATTCAAAAAGGAAATGGCAAAAGTTCCAATTAAAGGAAATGCCTACGATTACATGCTGGAATGTGTATTGGCTATGGCTCCAGAGTTGAGCGCCAACATTAAGCGATTAGCCCTAATACAAACGGCAAAACACTTCGGCAAAGACTATAACTATTTGCCCGCCTATTGCCGGGATATTGAGCATCGTGATGCTGAAATGAAAATGTTTTTTGCCAAAGGGGCGCAAATAAATTGGCTTTCTCGGCACTATGAACTGAGCCGAACTAGGGTTTATGAAATCGTGACCGGCAAGAAGCGCTAAAACCGTCCGGTCTTTTGCCTTGAAAACCGGACAACACGCGGGCCATAGTCTCGCAACATGGCTGCACCCACCCCCACCACAGAACCCACCACCCTCATAGCCGGTGACACCGCCCGGTGGACCCGGGCACTGCCAGACTACCTGGCATCGGCTGGCTGGGTGCTCACCTACACCCTGATCAACGCCACTGGCAAGATCACCTTCAGCGCCAGTGCTTATGGAGACGACCACCTGGTCAACGTCTCTGCAGCCACCACTGGCGGCTGGGCTGCTGGCAGCTACTCCTGGCGCGCTGCCGTGGCGCTGGCTGGAGAGGTTTACACCGTAGACACCGGCACGATTGTGGTGCAGCCCGCATTTGGCGTGGCCACGCTGGACAACCGCAGCTTTGCCCGCATCGCCCTGGCCAACATCGAAGCCTACCTGGTCAACCCCGCCAACCTCAGCTCGGCGCAATACAAGATTGCCGACCGCGAGCTATCGCGCATCCCCATGGGCGATCTGCTCGCCATGCGCGACAAGCTGCGCATGGAAGTCACCCAGGAAGACGCCGCCGCCCACATCGCCCGTGGCCTGCCCGACAAGCGCCGCGTCATGGTCCGCTTCGGCTAACCCCAACACCGCACCCCCATGCAAAAACCCAGCCTCTTCCAACGCGCCCGCGAGGGCATCTCCCGCTGGACCGGTGGCGGCAAAGCCCAGCAGTTCCGCCGCTTCCAGGCCGCCCAGCTCGACCGCATGAGCGCCGACTGGCTCGCCACCGAGCAAAGCATCAACCAGGAGCTGCGCTCAGACCTCAACCGCCTGCGCAGCCGAGGCCGTGACCTGGCCAAAAACAACGACTACGCCGTCAAGTTCCGGGGCATGTGCACCGACAACATCATCGGCCCCGGTGGCATCCGCCTGCAGGTCCGCGTGGAAGATAGTCCCGGCAAGCCCGACGCCATGGCCAACGCAGCCATCGAGACCGCTTGGGCAGATTGGGCAAAAGCCTGTGACGTCACGGGCCGCCAGTCCCTGCGCGACCTCTGCATCACCCTGGTGGACGGCCTGCCTGCGGATGGCGAGTTTTTGGTGCGCATGGTGCGCGGCGCCGATGCTGGCAACAAGTACAACTTTGCGCTGCAAGTCATCGACGTGGACCGCATCGACACCAACTACAACACCGCCAGCGGCCCCAACAACAACGCCGTCATCATGGGCGTGGAGGTCGACCAATACCGGCGCCCCGTAGCCCTGCACCTGTTTGTCAGCCACCCCAACGATGGCGCCAATGGCAGCCGCATGCGCCAGCGCGTGCCCATGGACGACATGATCCACGCCTTCAAGGTAGAGCGGGCCGAGCAAGTGCGCGGCATCCCATGGATGGCCGCTGGCATGATCAGCCTGCACCACCTGGGCAAGTTCAAACTGTCAGCCCTGCTGGCTGCAGAGCATGGCGCCAACCACTATGGATTCTTCACCACACCAGACGGCGCTGCACCCATAGGCGGTGCGGATGCTGAAGGCCAGCAGGTCACCGTCTCGCAGCCAGGCACGTATGACACCCTGGCCAGCGGCACCACCTTCACCCCGCATGAGAGCAAGTACCCCAACGAGGTCTTTGGCCCCTTTGTCAAGACCACCCTGCAGCGCATCGCCAGCGGCTGGCGCGTGGCCTACCATTCATTGGCCAACGACCTGGAGGGCGTCAGCTACTCCAGCATCCGCAGCGGCAGCCTGGAAGAGCGCGACCGCTGGTCTGGCGACCAGCAATGGTTTGTCAGCATCTTCATGGAGCGCATCTACAACGGCTGGCGCGAAATGGCCCTGCTGTCAGGCGCCATCACCATGCCCAACAGCAGCCCGTTGCCCATTGCCAAGGCCGCCAAATTCAGCCGGCACGACTGGCAGCCACGCCGCTGGGAGTGGGTCGACCCCCTCAACGACATGCAGGCCAAGATACTGGCCGTCAAAGCGGGCCTGATGGCACCGCAAGACCTGGCAGACGCCATGGGCTACGACTTTGAAGACACCATGAAGGCCATTGCATCGGCCCAGCAGCTGGCCACCGATCTTGGCGTCAAGCTCACCGCCTACGACCCCACGCCCGGCGCACAGACCGCAGGGCAACCTGCCCAGTCAGACACGGCGGGCCAGCAGACTGCAGCCAAGTAAGGACAACACCATGACCCTCTACGCCATCCTCCTGATCTGCGCCTACGGCTTCATGTACTGCATCTTTAGCGCCAACAACCCATAAGGACCATCTATGTCAATCCTGACCACAGACATCGTTTACCGCCTCAGTGGCGGTGCAGCCAACGCAGACCCCACGCTATCCATCGGTGGCGTCAAATCCAGCGTGGCCTCTGGCTCCACCATCTTTGATGACGTGAGTAGCGTAGAGGCCGCTGCTGGTGACGTGGAGTACCGGCTGGTCTACATCCACAACGGCCACGCAACACTGGCCTACAAGACCGCTGCTGTGTGGATACAGACCCAGACGCCAAGCGCATCCACTGACGTTGCAATCGGGCTGGCTGCAGCTGGCCTTAACGCCACTGAAACGGCAGTTGCCAACGAAAACACTGCGCCCGCTTCGGTGACGTTCTCGGCCCCGTCCACCTTCGGCGCTGGTTTGTCGCTGGGCACTATCCCAGCAGGCCAGCACTACGGCGTGTGGGTTCGCCGCACGATCAACGCTGGCGCTGCATCCGCAGCCGACTCATTCACTCTGCGCGTGCAGGGCGATTCCAATCCATAAGGGCAGGCCATGACACTACTCGAGGAAATACAGTCGAAGTGCACACCCGAGTTAATAGCCTCACGGGATCACCAAGCGATTGCAGACGCTGTGAACGTGGGCCGAACGCGCCCAAGCGACACAGAGATTGGCAACGGAACGATTCTGGAGGTGTTGGGGCTTGTACTTGGAAATCAGGTGTTGGATGTTGTCAAAGCCACACCAGACTACAAATACGTGATCCCTCTCTTGGAGCAGGGCCGCTTGAAGATCGGCTCCACCGTGGCGCAAAGCGCGGTTCAGGCGTTCGTCCCGGCGATCTTGACGCAGGCGCAGGCTGACAGCGTCAAGAGTCTTGGCACCACGCCAAATCCGATCAGTGAATTCGATGTGCGCTGTGCGCTGTATGCCGCAGATGGCACTTTCTTGGGGTAAGACATGGCCGCAACAAAAACATCCAAAACGCTACTGACCAGCCAATCCCTCGCGGCTGCGACTTCGGTCAACGCCACCGAGTGGAGCATGACCACAGCCTACGGCGGACTTGCCGCTGTCAAGCTGACCAACGGGGCAACTGCTCCTACTACTGCCCCTGTGGTCAAGTTTTATGTGGGTGAAGCCACCGGCACCAAGCGCCTGCTCTACACCGCAGCGGGGGACACTGTGAACAACAGTGTGAATGATCTGGTGTGCGAGATTCCTGCGAGCGCCATGTTCGTGAATGTAACTATCACCAACGGCGCTACTAATGCGATCACTGTTGAGTCTTACGGTCAAGAGCTGACCACGATCTGAGGCGCTATGGCTACGCGTTATTGCCAACCGCAGAGTGGGGCG